TCACATATATAGGGACTAACAACCAAAACGGAAACGCTGTTTGAATCTTTTCCGTTGGTCATGTTATGTGTGGAAAAGATTCTCCGTTTTGGTTGGCCTTTGACTTTAGGGTTGTATGCGGTTGACTTTCGCCATGCGTAAATGAGGATTTCGGTTGTAATAGAATCAATAGGTTATGTTGGGTGGCTTGACAGATAGAACGGCAGTAGTTACTATCGAAGAACGACAACAACCGAAATACTTTATATGGCCAAACTCACCAATGTCAACGCACTATTACCCAAGAAACAACCTTCGCTGAACAGTAGACAAAAGGCACTAGTGGACACATTAGTATCGACAGGGTGTTCTGTCGGTGAGGCCTCAAAGGTCGCAGGATTCAAGGGAAAGACTCCTGGTACACAAGGCTATGCAACTCTAAAGAAGCCTCATGTAGCTGAGTATATGTATCAACAGATACAAGAGTCTTTCGGTATCAGTGCATTAAAGGCTCAGCATAAACTATTAAGCCTCACACAGAACGCCAAGTCAGAGTATGTTCAAATGGAATCAGCGAAGGATATATTAGACAGAGCAGGATTTAAAGCACCCGATAAACATCAACATCAGATTGTTGGAGACTTCAAGGTACATATTGATCTAGGATAACCTGCTCTGACTACGGTAGTAATTTTTACAAGCGCCATACATCGTATGGGGGTTTAAAAATTGCCCTTGACCTTACATAAGAGGTAGTATCCACGCATTATTTTTTCTGAGAACTCGCTCTTGAAAAATATTTTTTTTTAGTTATAGTCTTTCATATGGCGATACCATTATTACCCATTGTAACCGTAGTCAGAATCTTAGGACCAAAAGCAGTCCGAGCTGCAAAATCTTTGCATAAAAGATTAGTTGCTCAAAAGAAAACTAAGATGAGCCAAGAAGAATTTTTATCTGATAAAGCCAGAATACAACAAAGAGTAAACAAATCAGATGAACTTAAAAAAAGAGTAGACAGTGGGACTAAACAGCCAAAACAATATAAAGGCCAAAGAGATCCAGCAGAAAAACTAGCAGGGCCAAAGAGTATGGATAAATCAGCAAAGAAAGTAGAAAAAGCAGTTGCAGATAAAGTAAAAAGAAAACAAGAGTCTATAGATACTGCACCAGGTGGCAAAAAATTTCGTTCAACAGAATCGCTACGAGCAGAAAATGCAAGGAACATAAGAAAAGCAAGGAGAGAAGCTGCGAGGAAAAAGAAAAACAAATGAGTACCGCAACCAAACGCAACCCTGCTAAATGGGCCGCAGCCAAAGCCAGAGCCAAAGCTAAGATGGGTGGTAAACACTCAGCCAGAGCCATGCAGTTAGCCGTTAAGTATTACAAGCAGTCTGGTGGTACATACTCAGGTGCGAAAAAGAAATCCAACAAGCTATCCAAATGGTCTAAGCAAGACTGGGGTACGAAGTCAGGTAAGAAATCAAGTGAGACAGGCGAACGCTATCTACCAAAGAAAGCTATTGCCAGACTGTCAGCAAAAGAATATGCTAAGACTACGGCTAAGAAAAGAGCAGATACGGCCAAAGGTAAACAGTTTAGTAGTCAGCCTAAAAAGATTGCTCAGAAAACTAAACAATATAGGAGTACATAATGGCATTACCAGTACTAGCAGTAGCAACAGCCGTAAGAATATTAGGCCCAGCAGCAGCAAAGGCAGCCAAGTTAGCTTATAAGATGTATAAGAAAAAAGGTGGCAAGAAAACTGAAAAGAAATTTTTATCTGATAAAGCTAATGCAGCGAAAAAAGCAGACAATAAAGCTGATAGAGACATACAGAAGTCTGAATTAGATTTTGAAAAAGGCAGAGATGAAGGTGCATCAGGCGCAATAGGAAGATTAAACAAAAAAGAAAAAAAAGCGTATATTAAAGAAATGGGATTTAAAGGAAAAAATAGACCTAAAACAACTAGTAATAAAGGTCAAACTAAAACAAGAAGTATGATGAGAAAGGAAAGAAAAGAAAAAGAGTTAGATGATAAAAAAACTTTTAGTGATCTTTAATGAAAGGCGTACCGCATTACACTAAAGATGGCACATTGTTTAAAGGTGCTAACCACAAGATGGCAGATGGTACTTTACATTCTGGCAAGACTCATACAAAATCAAGTAAGAAGTTGTTCCACATGAAGGATCTGCCAAAGGCAGTCCGCAATAAACTAATGAAGATGAGGAAAAAAACATGAAGGGTATGAAGAAAAAGAAGGTCAAAACACCTAAACCAAAGAAGATTAAATATTAATGACAACTCCAGCATGGCAACGCAAAGCTGGTAAGAATCCTAAAGGTGGATTAAATGCAGCAGGTCGAGCTAGTTACAACAGATCTACAGGCGGTAACTTAAAACCTCCTGCGCCTAAACCAAAAACAAACCGAGATAAAGCTAGGCGTAAATCTTTCTGCGCTAGAATGAAAGGCATGAAGTCTAAACTTACATCAGCTAAAACTGCAAGAGATCCACAATCAAGAATTAATAAATCACTAAGAGCCTGGAACTGCTAGGAGGTACTATGCCAAAAGTAAAACCATTAGGCACACCCAAAAAAAAATTAACTAAACTAGAGAAAGCTGAGATAAGAGCCTCAGTTATAAATGCTAATATGCAAGATGCACATGATAAATATCAAAAGAAACGATTTGATCAATGTGTTGAATTAAAGATGTTAAAAGGACATTCTAGAGAACTTGCAGAAAAAATGTCTAAAGAACTTATTTATAATTCTAAGGAGGTTTAATGCCTATACAATTAGGAGAAAGGTTTGGATTACAAAGACTTCCAGAAGATAAACGCTATAGTGTTTTTGAAAATCAAGAACGCACTATGTATGGTAAAAAAATAAAATTTGATCCAGAGAATAGTGAACATCAAAGAATACGCAGAGACAATATGGCTAATGTTTATATTGCTAGTTATCAAGAATCTAAAAAATTAGGCTTCTCTGATGAAAAAGCTAAGTTTACTGCAACTATGTTGACTGCAATGTTTGCGCACGAATCTTCATATGGCTTAAAAGAAACAGGTATAAATAATGTTTTTGGTCGTAAAGCTACATCTAATGAAATAAAAGCAGGTAAAGGTTATCGTGTTAATACACATGAAATTATTGATAATCAAAGAGTAGATTCAAGAGAACCTTTTCTTAATTTTGATAGTTTTCAAGATAGTATTAGGAATCAAATACAGTATATAAATGATGATTATCCAGGAGCATTAGATGAAAAAACTACACATGGGTTTGTAAAAAAACTCTATAGCCCAAAAATAGGTGGTGTATATGCTACAGATTTATTATCAGAAAATTATCAAAAACAGTCAGGTTATAAGATGATAGAGCAGGATGAACATAAAAATCAATACACTACCAAATTAAATAATTATATCGGACATGGCTGGACTAACTATAATACTATTAGACCTGACATGATAATAAGAAAAATAGGTAATAGAGAGATGTGGGTGCTAAGTGGACCCTACCGAAGAAACGGCAGAATGACACAAAGGCAAGGTTTTACAGGACCACCATCAACAGATAGCTCTATGAACATGATGGACATGGACTATGTAAATGATGTTATTAATGGCAAAATAAATCAAGAAGAAATACAAAGAAAAAGTTTTGAAATAGATGCTAAGAATGGTTTTTTATCTGAATACACAGAGGCAGCATTAGGTAATGATAGTGCTATAAGCAAATCAATTACTAAAGAACAAATGTTAAAATCATATGCTAGTAATGAATACTATGGTGGTATTTATGGATCAGAAATAACCGATGGTTTATATGATATTAATATTCAAGCAGGATTAGAATCAGATACCGATGGATTTTCAGGATCAGCTAGTACAATAATGGATGACAAAGGAAAAACATTAACTGATGTTGATTATAATTTAAGATACAAAACCGATAATTTAGATATTAATGTTGGCAAACAAAGAAATAAAAATAAAAGGTCTATTACTTTTCACAATAATGGATTTGAATTTACCGCAGAACAACTTGACCAACAAAATAAACAGACTTTAAAATATAAAAAAGGTGGCTTTAAAGGTCAAGTAACAAGAGATCAAGATGATAATATTGGTGTAGGTTTTGAATATAGAGGTAAATTTAAATGAATGATGGCTGGACTAATGTAAAAAAAGAATTAGTTAATCCTAATGTGTATAGCAAAGAACAATGGAATAAAGTTAGAACTGTTGTTAAGACTCAACACATGAAGCACTATCCAAAAGGCTTTGTAACCGATATGGAAGCAGATAAGATACTTGCAGCTATGTCGCCACAAACAGTAGAAAAACTATATGAACTAGCAGTTAAGTATGGCATCACTCAACTATAAAGCACCAGGTCCTATTGTTAAGGAGTTTATGAAAGACGATAGTTTCTTTCGTGGATTGCGTGGACCAGTAGGATCTGGTAAATCAGTCTCATGTTGCATAGAGATATTGCGCAGAGCATTAGCCCAAGAACCCAATGCAGAAGGTATAAGGAAAAGCAGATGGGCGGTCATAAGAAATACCAATCCACAACTTAAAACTACTACCATTAAGACTTGGCTGGACTGGTTTCCAGAAGAAGAATGGGGTAAGTTTTTATATAGCGTACCTTTTACGCACATGATTAAAAAAGGGGATATAGAGTTAGAAGTAATCTTCTTAGCATTAGATAGACCAGAAGATGTCAAGAAACTGTTATCCCTTGAACTTACAGGAGTATGGGTTAATGAAGCAAGAGAAATTCCAAAATCTATTATCGATGCTTGTACTATGCGTGTTGGCCGTTATCCGTCTATGCGTGATGGTGGTCCTAGCTGGTATGGCGTTATTTGTGATACCAATGCTCCTGATACTGAACATTGGTGGCCTATTCTTGCAGGGGAGACTGTATTGCCAGACTACCTCACCAAGCAAGAAGCGAAGATGTTAGTCAAACCTGATAACTGGACTTTCTTTAATCAACCACCAGCAATGGAAGAAATTATAGGCAAAGATAAAATAGTAGATAGATATGAACGCAATGATGAAGCAGAAAATATAGATAACCTTACACCTAATTATTATCCAAATATTATTAGAGGTAAGACTAAATCATGGATTGATGTGTATGTACTTAACAAATTAGGACTAATAGAAGATGGTAAACCTGTTTATGATTCTTTTAGAAATGATGTGCATGTAGCTAGAAGTGATTGTTTGGTAGCAGATAAATTGCCAATCTATATGGGAATAGATTTTGGTTTAACTCCAGCGTGTGTGTTTGCTCAACGCATACGAGGCAGATGGGTATTACTAGATGAGTTGGTAGCGGAGGATATGGGTATTGTAAGGTATTCTGATTTATTAAAACAACAAATGGCATT